AAGGCAAATTCCGATGACTTGGTTGCAGATACAGCGAAGCGTAAGGTCTAATTTAAAAAAGGAGTACGTCAATGGAAAAGTTAAGCTTGTACGTTGACTGCTGTAATAATGGCGGATTTGAATTGAACCTGAACGAGTCAACTACCGATAAGGGGTTGACTAAGTTCAGGGGTAAATTCCAAGAAGCCGAAGCAGTTAATAAAAATAAAAGAATCTACCCATATGCTGTTCTTGATGAAAATGTCAAGAAATTAGTCCCAATTGTAAACGCCCGTGGACTCGTTGGTGAATTAGATCACCCTACTGATTCAATTATTCACTTCGAAAAATGCTCACATGTTATTACTAAACTTTGGTGGGATGGAAATAGCCTCATGGGAGAAGGCGAAATCCTTAATACGCCACATGGTAAAATCCTTAAAAGTCTATTATCAGACGGAGTAAGGGTCGGAATTAGTAGCCGTGGAGTAGGAAACGGTAGAAGTGATGAAAATGGTATCCTTATTATTGGTGAAAGCTATAAGCTAATTACGTTCGATGCTGTCGCTGATCCAAGCACCTACAACGCCTTTCAAGAAAAGGTCGTTGGAAAGAAAGAATCTTATGATGCAACACCTTCATATGAAATCAATAAAAATATGGTTAAAAATGAAGGTAGCCGCATACATAATGTTAATAAACAAGCGTTAATCGCATGTTGCAGTGGAATCATTGAACAGCAATCAAGCAAAATCAAGGCAAAGCTGCGATAAATTAATGATCTTACCAAACACGATAGAAAATTATAAAACAGGAGTGAGGTTTGAATATGGACAAGATTACAGAAGCATTGAAGAAATTACTGCCTGAATCTGAGATTAATGAAGTCGCAGCCTCTATTAATGAATCATTAGAGCAGGCTAAAGCTGAATTAGAGCAAGAATATAATTCTAAACTTGAAGAAGCATATACCGAGCTAACTGGCGAATTGACAGACGCAGAAAAGATTGCAGAAAAAGGCTACGAAGAAGCCTATGCAATCATCGGCGACCTTCGAAATCGTCTAGAACTTCAAGGTGAAGAATATAAGTCTGCATTAGAAGAAGGCTACGAAGAAGCATACCAAATGCTTAAAACAGAAAAAGATAAGAACCAACAGCTTGAAGTCGAAATGTATGAAGAATACGACAAAAAGCTCGGCGAAATGAAAGAATATATCGTCGATAAAGTTGATCAATTTCTTCAATATAAAGGTCATGAAATTTACGAACAAGCTAAACGCGATGTTCTTAATGACCCACGTATGGCTGAACACAAGGTCACACTTGATAAAATTATCGACCTTACAAGCAATTACATCTCTAATGATGAATTCGCTGCTGTTTCTTCCAGTAAGTTAGAAGAAGTTAATAAAGCTGTGGAAGATATGAAGGGACAACTGCGTATTATGGAAGCCCGTAATATTCGTCTGTCAACTGAAAATACCAAGCTGAACGAAGCCGTGCGACAAGCACAAGATCTTATCACAGAAAGCCGCAGGGCTGTCACACGTGAAAAGAAATCAGGTGTTATCGCCGAGCAGAAAGAAAGAGTTGAAAAAGCAAGGAACGTAACGGGGAGAGGTAGTGCAACTAATGATGGTGTTGTTATTTCGGAATATGCAGCATCAACAAACAATGACATGGATCAAATGTTGGTTCTGTCAGGTGTTAAAAAAGCCTAAACAAAGCTACTCCAAGTTAGTAATTTAATTATTTTATGAAAAGAGGATTACTCTAAGATGAACGCAAATTCAAGATTTTTAAACGAAGCTAAGGAGCTAGAATCACGTTGGGGCAAGACCGGACTCCTTCAAGGTATCGAAGACCGTTACGTTCGTTCTGCCACAGCAGTTCTGCTCGAAAACCAAAGACTCATGAACGAAGTTAGCACCGACACTGGTGACGTTGCTCAGTTCAAGCGAATCAGCATCCCACTGGTTCGTCGTATTTACCCACAATTGATCGCTAATAAGATCGTCAGTGTTCAACCACTGCTTGGTCCTACCGGCTTAGTCTACTATCTCCGCTTCCGCTATTCTAGCAACAAGGGTTCTACCCGTGGTGCTTCAAATAATGGTGGATTTCCTGGCGACGATGCCAACAGCTTAATGCAATTGGCTGATGGTACTGCCAATCTGGACATCTTCTATTCTAGCCAATATATCCAAAACGAAACAACTTCAACCGATGCCGGTAATGATGCTGTTTCAACCTACTCGCCACTTGAGCATACGCCAATTTTGGCTGGTACGGTTACTGGTACGATTTATCTTGGTGCATCAGCCATCCAAACATTCGTCGTTTCGTCAAGCGGAACATTCACTTTTCACGACATTGGATCTCCTAGCGTTAAAGTTACCTCTGGTACTTTGCTAAACAACACCGGCGAACTTTCCTTGACTTGGAACAATAGTGCTCCTACTGCAAATCACGTTGTTATCTCTTATGAGTACAACATGGAATGCCAACAAGATCTTCCTGAAATCAATCTCGTTATTGAATCAGAAGAAATTGCTGCTAAGACACGTAAACTCAAGGCTGTTTGGAGCTACGAAGCTCAACAAGACCTTCGCAGCCAGCACAATCTGGATGCCGAAGCTGAGTTGACTGCTGTTCTCGCTCAAGAAATTAATCTTGAAATCGACCGTGAAGTTCTTACCGACCTTCGTAACAACGCTGGTACGGTTACTGCTTGGGATTTCAATACAGCCCTTGGCGAAACGATCAAAGAAAAGTATGAATCACTTTACGTCAAAGTCGTTGAAGTTTCCAACGTCATTCACCGTAAAACACTGCGTGGTGGTGCTAACTTCCTAGTTACAAGCCCTGAAGTCGCTTCGATCTTCGAAACAGCCACAGCCGGTTTCGCTCCTGCTCCTTCTGAAACTTTCACAAGCAGCTTAGGCATCCAATACGTTGGTACTGTCAACAATCGCTGGAGACTGTACAAGGATCCATTGTTCCCAACCAATCAAATCTTGATGGGATATAAGGGCGACTCCTACATGGATTCCGGATACTTCTATTGCCCATACGTTCCACTAACCCAAACGCCAGTTGTGCTCGACCCAGAGTCCTTCTGCCCACGCAAGGGTATTTTAACCCGATATGGAAAAAAGTTATTGAGAGAAGGCGCAAAATTTTATGCAAGAATGTCAATCGCAAATTTTGTGATTTAGTTTTTGTCGCAAGTAATTGCGAAACAACAACTTACAAAAACCCAGCTATTTCTAGCTGGGTTTTTTATTTTATTTTCAAAAAAATCTATTGTCTTTTTTGTTTGTTTTTGTTATGCTACACAATGCAAAATTTGTCGAACAGAGAAATCAAGAAGCAATTACATCAAAATAAAATCCAACCAAGAGGAATAACACATGATCAAAAACCAACAAGATTTTGAAAAATCCAAGCAACGCGAAAACATAGCATGCATATGTGATTATTGTGGCAAAGAATTTTTAAGATTAAAACATAACATTGAAAGGTCATGGAAGATTAAAAAGTCTGACAGTTGTAATGAGATTAATTGTGTTCAAAAGAAAAGAACTGAATCTAATTTAATTATTTTTGGAACTAAAAACGCTTTTCAGAATGACAATATAAAAAATAAAATTGCAGAAAAAAACCTGCAAACACATGGATGTAAAAATCCAATGCAAAATAAAATAATTAAAGAAAAACACAAAAATTCATGTGAGGCAAAATACGGAGTCGAAAATGTTTTTCAAAATGAATCAGTAAAACAAAAAATAAAAGAAAAGAATATTGAAAAGTATGGTTTTGATAATCCTGCTAAAAACGAACAGGTTCAAAATCGCATGCGTAAAACCATGCAAGAGAAATACAATTTCAAACATGCTTTACAAAATGATGATTTGCGTCAAAAGGCTATGGATACATGTATTAAAAATCACGGATGCTTTCCTGTAAACCACTATGGTAAAACTCAAAAAGAGATACAAGATTGGTTGAATTCATTTGGTTTTAAATTTAGCACAAACAGAAGTCTAATTGCTGGAAAAGAAATTGATTTATATGAATCAGAAAAAAAAATCGCTATAGAATATTGTGGATTGCACTGGCATCATGAGCTATCTCCTGAGCCAAGAGATAAAAATTACCATGTGTCTAAATTTGAAAAATGTAAAGAAAAAGGAGTACAGCTTTTAACAATTTTTTCTGATGAGTGGGAATTTCGAAACAATCAATGCAAAGGTCATATAAAATCGATATTGGGAATTAATGATCGTAGATTGTTTGCAAGAAAATGCAAAGTCAAAGAAATAGACAAAGAAGTTGGTAGAGATTTTTTTGAAAAATATCATATACAGGGAAAAAACAGTTTGGGTTTTGTTTTTTTTGGTTTATTTTTTCAAGAAGAATTAGTTGGTGCAATTTCTTTAGGAAGACACAATCGTCAGTTTGGAAATCTTGTATTAGATCGTTTGTGTTTTACAGATGGGGCGCAAGTAGTAGGTGGGGCTAGCAAGTTGTTTAAAA